GAAGCCTGGGTCTTCGTAGACCTGCGGCTTTTCCATCTTCAATCTGATTAGGTCTGCACGGCGGTAAACCTTGCCCGTGGGAGCGGCGGCGTCGTTGCCGCTACCACCTTCCAGGCTGGCCTTGCGAGCTCCCTCTGTATCGGCCTTCTGCTGTGTAGCAGAGGACGCGGCAGCAGGACGCATCGCCTTCCAGTCTGAAAGTAGCTCGTCTGCTGCGCCCCAGTCACCGCTGTACGCCTGCTGTGCAAGGCGCGAACGGTACGGAGACTTCTGCAGATAGGCCTGGAACTCCGAACTTTCGGCAATGCTCTGATAGTCAGAGTGCTTTGCCATGAACGTCTGCTGTGCAAGAGAGGCCTCTAGCTGCGCTACGCGCTGCAGGGTGGCTTGCTCCCGTGCCTGGAAGGCAGAGTCAAAGTACGTGTCTAGGGCTTCGGTTGGCTTTTCAAGCAGTTCTGACGCGGACACTGTAACCTTCTTACGTGCCGGGTCGTTGCTTACAAGGTCGTCTGAGCGCTTAAGGTCCAGAAGACGGTCAGTCAACTTTCGCTGAGTGCCAAGGTCGTTTGCCATGCGCCCGTAGGCGCTGTGCAAGTCCTGGTACATCTGCGCGATTTCCTGTGGAGACTTGCCCTTAAACTTGTCAGGCAGGCCATCGTCAGAGTTGTTCTGCTGCGTTTCCTTGTCTCCGCCAGGCTTCTGCTCTTCGGCAGGCTTTGCTGTTGACGCGTCGCGCAGATCGGCTTCTAGCTGGGCAAGATTGCCCACATCGTTCTTCACATCGACCAAAGATACCATACATCGCTCCTTACCGCCCACAAGGGGTTACGGTGTTTAGGTTTATAGAGGGTCGCGGGCCAACTCGTAGTGACCGGGGCCATAGTCCCCGTGTCGCTCGTATGAGCGGTCTTCGATTGCCTTCTTCTCGCGGTGAATTCGGTCAAAATGCGCGATGCTTTCTGGTCCGGCAGAGCCGGATAGGGCCATCGCGGTACGGTCGATCCGAACCGGCGAGATAACTCTGTTAGCAGTGTGTCCGCATAGGACGCAGGGCAGGTTACCCGTTAGGGGCTGCACCAGGTCCTCAAAGACGTGCTGACAGTTTGTGCAACGAAAATCGAACATCATGAGCTTGGACATCAGTCGTTACTCAAAATCTTCAACGCTCGTTGCACTGTTTACTGCTGCCTCGCGTGCTTGCGCGGCTAGCTCCGTAAATTCGTTTTCAGTCGTCTCGGCTAGCGTGCCGAGCTTGTAGAAGGCAAGCCGCTGGCCTACAGCCACGCGGTTCTCCTCCCAGGTGTTAACGGTAGCGCAGCGTAGCGACGCCTCGTCGAAGTTGAGGCGTGCCCACTGCATGACTAGCTCCCAGCCCTCAGAGCCGAAAAGCCGGTCTAGCTTCGCGTACTTGTCCTTCTGCTCTGCCGACAAGTGTTGCAGTAGTTCCATATCCATAGGCTCTCCTCCTATTGGTTATTTCTTAGCAGCTTCTGATTGCTTGATCTTTAGCTGCTTCTCTTGAAGTTCTAGTCGCTTAAACGCGATCTGATTCTGTTCTGCGAAGGCGGCGACTTCCTGCTGCTGCAGGCCAATGCGCTGCTGCTCCTGCAGAATCTGGTCGTCGGCAACGTCGGCCTTGCGGATCGACAGCTGCGCGTCGGCAAGCGTCTTGCGAATCTGCGCAATGGTTAGCTGGTTTTCAAGCAGCACACCCTGCGCCTTGCCTAGCTCGGCTTCGTACAGGACTTCCTGCATCTTCTTGGCCTTCTCCTGCTCTTCTGGCGGAGGCGGCTGCAGGGCCGCGTTCACGGCCTTCGTGATTTCCAGCTTGTTGTTGACAGCTGAGTTCTCGATAATGCCCTGCGCAACGGCCAGGCTTACACCTGGGAACTGCTCAGGAAGCATCGCCATCAGCTGCGTAAGCTGCACGCTCTGCAGTTCACGAGCAATGATGCCCATAGTCGCACGAGCGCGGAACTTGTAGTCACGCGGGTAGCGTTCTGGGTCGAACTGCATGTAGCGCCACACGGCCTTCTCGACCATAGGCACGACGAGATTGCGGTCTACGTTTGCGATAGCGCGCTTCGCACGCTTCACGTAGGCACCCATCATCATGCTGTTCGACGACGCGCCGTTGGCCCCCGACTGGCTCTGGCTGTTAAGCGCAGACGCGGTGTCGAAGGCACCAGTGCCCATCTGCACCATGCGTTCCATTTCCTGCGCCTGGTTGAAGGTCGCAGGGTTCAGGTCGCCCAGTGTGATAGGCTGCAGCACTTCGCTAGGGTTGCCCTGCGTCAGCCAGACCTTGCCCGGCTTGACTTCGAGCTTGAAGCCACGCGGCACACGGCCGCTGTCGACGCCAAGCATAGGCGAGCTAATAAAGCCCAGCGCGTCGATACGCGCACGGATTTCGGCGTCAAGCGCCTTCTGCGGGTTGTAGCCCTTTTCGGCCACACCGCGACCCCAGAAGCGGCCAGGAACCTTCTCGAACTGGAACGCGATGATAGAGCGGTCCGTCATCACGAACGGGTTGACCATGGCGCGTAGCAGCACGGTACCGTTAGCGATAGTCACGATGGCCTCGACTAGCGCTCCGTTAGCCCCTGTGTCAGGTTCTGCGGCCAGCACGTCATCCAGCGCGGTCGTCTTTTCCATCACCGCCGTAAGCATGCGAAGAGGGACCTTGCCGTGGTACTCCACGATGTCCACCAACTCAGAGGCTTCCGGAGTCGTTGACGACTGCGGGTCCTGGCGGTCAATGTCCGGGTTGTCCGGGCGCTTCACTCCAGAGATAGTGTCTAGCGCGTCCTTGCGGTACGTGCCCTGCTCGATGCGCTCCAGCACTACGTGCTTAGGGCGGCTCACTCGGTGAGCGCAGCCCAGCATTTCCGCAATGGTACGGCCGGCAGGGTCAGGGATGAACTCGTCAGGACGGATGGACTCTACGGCCACGACTACCTGATCGCGTTCCTTCGCGGCGGCAGAGCCAGTGCGTTCGTCTCGGTACAGCGACTTGGCCTTTGTGACCGTCGTGTTGATCTTGACGATGCCCGTGCCGAAGATGGCAGCGTTCAGCACGGCTTCCGAGCAGGCGTCCTTAACGCCCGCGCAGTCGAAGTCTTCCAGAAGCTGGTCGCGCACGATGAGCGCGTCGACCTTGTCTTCGTCCTTGATGTCGTCCGTGATGTCCAGCCAGACGTCGCGAGAGAACAGACCTTCGTCGATTTCCGACACGGTCATTTCGATGGCCTGCGACAGCGCCGGAGCAATCAGGCGCGAGCGCTCAGACAGCCGGTTACGATCCTCGTCTGCCCACTGTCCGCGCCACATGCGCCAGTATTCCGCCCACTTGGCCTGGTAGCCCTGGTTACGGTGCTGCTCCCACTTGCGCGTGCGGTCAGCTACCCACGACACGAGTTCAGCACCGGGCTGCACCATGCGCGCCTTCTGCGCGCTGGCGCTATCCGGGTCATCGACCAGAATGCTGTTACCCTGTGTGTAAGCAAGACTCATTCGTTAGTATCCAGATTCCAGGTCAAGCGGTTGCCATTCGGTGATTTCGCTCTCGTCCATGTACGAGACGGTAGCCATTTGGTCTGTGTACGCCAAAGCGTCAAGACCGTCGTCGTGAGCAAGCGGGTCTGGAAAGTCCGCAGCCTGATCCAGGAACCAGCTGTTCCAGTCGCCCTTTACCAGCCGGATGCGCTGGCGTTCGGCGCGACCTTGCAGCGCCCAGGCTATACGATCAGTCTTCTTCTGCTGATTGTGCATCAGCGGCTCGACGTTGATGTAGCGCTGGTACTCTCGCATGTAGTCTTCGAGGTACGGACCTACAGCGTTCTTGAGCGCGCCAGACTCAATGCCCAGGCGTGCGCCTGAGTACTTGCGGCACGCTAGCACGATCTGCAGGGCGGTCTCGCGGACGTCCCAGCGTCCATGCACAATGTCCAGTACGTTCCAGTGGTCAGGCGTCACGTACGTAGTACAGATAGCCGTCTCGTCGGTACGCAGTATCTTGTTGCCGGCTTCCTTCGAGAAGCCAGCCAAGTCTACCGTAATGTAGATGCTGCCCTCGTTAAAGCGGCCGATGCCAGGTATGATCGGGAACCATTCGGCTTTTAGGACCTTCTGGCCTCCGCTGATGAAGCTGGCCTCGATTTCCTGCTTGATGACTTCGCGGCTCTTGTTGCCGCCAGTCAGCATGCGCTTCTTTTCCTTTTCGCTTAGAAAAGGATTGTCGAATGACTGGAAGTGAAACGCCTCCCAATCTGCCCAATTGCTGTTATCGCCAGTCTGCCCGTTGATAGGCTTCTCTAGCGCACCCATAAACAGCTTGTAGAAGTGGTTTTTGCCCTTCGGCGTTCCGATGAATAGGGCGGAACCTTCGACGTCGATGAGCGCAGGGTCGATAATCTCTTCCCATACGTTCGCCTTCATGTCGGCGTACTCGTCGAGTACGACATACGACAGCGCGATACCTCGCAGACTGTCTGGGTTGTCCGCACCCTTAATGTAGATGCGGCGACCACCTACGACTTCGATCCAGCCGTCGTTGGTGTTTTCGTTTACGATGTAGCCGCCACGCGAGGCGTATCCTAGGATCGCTCGCAGCTTGGGCCACATGACGCGCTTCGCCTGGTCAAAGGTTGGCGCGATGTAGTACACGCCGTGCTCCGGCGTGAGTGAGTAGCCGGCTTCGTTGCGGTTGCGCATGGCCTCAATGCCAAGCACAACGGCGGCGTAGTGACTCTTACCGAAGCGGCGACCGGCCGCTACTACCTTGAATCTGGCGGGGCTGTTGTACACAGCCGCCTGCCCAGGATGCAGGCTAATCTCGAACGTACGGGCTGTCATTTAGCTCCCCTAAACGACAAGACACGACTAACAGCCTAGTAGCCGTTAGCCGCGTCTGTGCTCTGCCGCTGTCGGCCGCTGCTCATGTCGTTGATTTCCTGCTCCAAGCGTCGCTGGCGCTGCCGCACAGCGCGGGGCGCGGTAGCGTCAATGATAGCGTTGCCCGCGTCCTTGAGTGCCCCTGTGATGCCAGGGGACACTTCTCGACGGTAGCGCGGCTTTGGCTTGTCAGCCATTAGGTGCTACCCTTGGGGCGCGACGTTGTCTGGTTGTCGGACTGGCCGGTCTTGCCTAGGAAGGCGGGCGGCTGGTGGAGACGGCCAGAAGGAGCCTTGCCTACGACGTTACCGCCTGACGAGTCCTGTGTGCGCGTCTGGTTGCTTGGTACTGCGCCTGTTGACATTTACTTAACCTCTGTGAATTCGGCCTCTTCGGCCTCAATGATTGACGGCTGTTTGCCGGCTGCAAACGTGGCGTTCTTGATGACGATTGTCACGCCTCCCTCCCCACTGTCGACTTCGTCCGAGTCGCGTGCGTTCGAGACGCACTTATCGAGCAGCAGCTTGGCGGCAGGGACGCTCCCCTCTTCCGCAAGCTCTACGAGCTTGTCTACGATCCGT